TAAGACAAAAGATTAAAAAACACAATGTTAACTGCTGGTTAGTCAATACTGGCTGGACTGGCGGTCCTTATGGCGAAGGAAAAAGAATGCCTATCTCTCTTACGAGACGCATTGTAACCTCTATTCAGAACGGATGGATGAAAGAATTTACCTTCAAGAAGCATACTTATACTGATCTAGAGATACCGATAGACTGTAAATGGATGCCAGAGGAGATTTTAAATCCAGAACTAGGCTGGAAAAATAAAGAAAAATATGTTGCACAAGCTAATAAGTTAATGAGCATGTTTATAAAGCAGCTTAAAAAAGGTACATTTTAAAGAGGGAATAATGTTTGAACGTAGGAGATTTAATAAGATGGCATGAGCCCATAGATGGTAAAGAATACTATGGTATGGTTGTTTGCGTCGATGTACTGACCAAATACGAGAATACCTTTTTGATTGAGATACTTCACGAACTCGACATTCATGAACTTGTAGAGATTTATTGGTTTGAAGATAAATTTACTGAGCTTATTTGGAAAAGATACTTAGAAGTTGTTTCTGAGTTTAGCCCTTGAAAAAATAGTGATAGTGTTTATAATATATAAATGAGTAACAATTTAAAGCGCAAGCTCAAGCGCAAAAAAAAGAGGCAAGCCCAAAAGGAACTGACTGCGAAAGTTTCTTTGTTTGGTCGTCTTGGTGACCAATGCTTGGTTTGCGCCAAACCTTTCGATAAAAAGGACAAAGAACAAGTAATGTCTTGGTCCGTGGTTGTTAAGAAAGAAGAAAACCAAGTTAACCTATACTGTCCCGACTGTTGGAAGAAAGCAGCCGAGATTGTTGACGATTTCAAAAAACGAGTGGAGGAAAGAAATGATCGTTGAATATGCTAGACTAAGAGAAGATGTGATGCCCCCTACAAGAGGTAATCCAAGCGATGCTGGGCTGGATGTTTATTTTAACCCAGAAGATGGAAACAGCGTTTCTTTAAATCCTGGTCAAAGCGCAAGGTTTCAAACTGGTTTGCGGTTCGGTATTCCACACGGTTATATGTTGCAAGTAATGAACAGGTCCTCAGTGGCAGCTAAAAAGAACCTTGTTGTTGGAGCCCATGTTGTTGACTCTGGCTACGATGGCGAGGTCTTTGTTGATATGCATAACATAGGAACCACGCCTCAAACCATAGCGCCTCAAGTTAAGATCGCCCAGGTGGTTTTAATCCCAGTAATTCCTTTCCGAGCCCTTGAAACAAGCTCAGGAAACCTTTACGACTGGTATCCAATCACAATCTCTGATAGGGGCGATGGAGCCCTTGGGAGCACAGGAGAATGAAAGGAATAGTACCACCAGGTTCTTACACCGCCCTAGCCGGTCACGACATGGGCTTTGGAGATGTAAAAGAAGAAAAAGTTGACCACCCGGCACACTATAACGCTGGGGAAATGGAAGTTATTGACGTGATTGACGGTCTTGGTTGCACCGAAGGCTTTTGCGTTGGAAACATAATCAAGTATGTATCACGCTATAAACACAAAAATGGCGTCCAAGACTTGGAAAAAGCGAAATGGTACATTGATTATTTGATAAAGAAGGAAAATGAAAAATAAATACCAACACAACGACGATGGAACAACCTTTATCTTTATGGAAAGCAAGAATAAACTCTGCCCAGGTAAACACGCAGTCATTATAGACACAGAAGATTGGGATAAAGCTGAAGGGTACAAGTGGCGTATCTTGGGTACTAAATCCACTCCTTACGCCCGTACCGACATCCCGCATCCAAACGGAGGTAAATATATACGCCGAGATGATGGATATCCACGAAAGCGGATGACCTCTCTTTTAATTCATCACCTTATAATGGGCAAGCCCCGCGAGGGAAATAATGTTGACCACATAAACCACAATGGGTTAGACAACAGAAAAGAAAATTTAAGGTTCGTGACAGTAGCCCAGAATCAACAAAACAGCCGATCCCAAAAAAAATCCTCCTCTGTATACAGAGGGGTTAGTTGGCACAAGCCAACCAACAACTGGCAAGTAAAGATCTGTCACCAAGGAAAACAAATGCACATCGGTTACTTCGTGTGCAAGCATCAAGCCGCCCTTGCTTGGAACAAAAAAGCCACAGAACTATGGGGAGAAGAACACACCCTCTTAAACAAAGTGGAGAAAAAATGATTAACGCACTCGGTCCTCACGATTGGTCGCTAGACAGATCTTTTAAAGAAGCAGTATCGTTTGACGATGTTCTTCTCGTGCCTCAATACAGCGACATAGAAAGTCGCTCTGAGGTAAACATTAACAGTGACTTAGACGACAACATCACCCTTCATCTACCAGTCATTTCCAGCCCTATGGATACGATCACAGAATTGGCTATGGCTCAAGAGATGAGCAGGTCAGGCGGTCTTGGTATTATCCACCGCTACAACTCTCCCAGAGAACAAGCAGAGATTATCGAAGAAGCAGTTGTTCAACTGGTTGATAGTCCCGCCGCAGCTATTGGGGTAACAGGAGACTTCATGGAAAGAGCCAAAGCCCTTGTCGTAGCAGGTGCAAAGGTCCTCTGCGTTGATGTTGCTCATGGTCATCACATTATGATGAAGAACGCTTTAACTAAACTTAAAGCAGAGTTCGGGAAAGAGGCTCACATTATGGCTGGTAATGTCGGCACCCTAGAAGGTCTGAATGCACTAGCCGAGTGGGGCGCTGATTCTGTCCGATGCGGCATTGGAGGAGGGTCTATCTGCTCTACCCGCCTTGTTACAGGTCACGGCGTACCAACTTTACAAAACATTATTGATTGTGCTCGAAGCCATCATGATGTAAAGATCATTGCTGACGGCGGCATCAAGAAAAGCGGAGACATTGTAAAAGCTCTTGCTGCTGGTGCTGACTTTGTAATGGTTGGCTCTATGTTCGCAGGAACAAAAGAAACCCCAGGACAGGTGTTTACAAGCCAGTCAGGCAAGAAGTATAAAGTATACAGGGGTATGGCTTCGAAAGATGCTCAAACGGACTGGAGGGGTAAATCCTCCACGCCAGAGGGGATCTCAACCACAGTCGCCTACAAAGGTTCAGCCAAGTCTGTTCTAAAAGACTTAGACGGCGGTATTAGAAGCGGGCTTTCTTACACCGGAGCTAGAAATCTATTCGAGTTGAGAACAAAAGCTCAGTTCATCAAGCAAACAAATGCAGGTCAGCAAGAAAGTTTCACTCACATCCTCATGAGGAACAAGTAGTGGGAAGCGCCAAGTATCCACCAGCCCCTTCGGAAGAGGAACGTAAGAAGTTTATGTTCTATGATACGGAGAAGAATCAAATTGACCTTCGTATACGTCTCCAGTATGATGGGATGAACCAATCCAACTTCTTTCGAGCTATGATTGCAGGATACTTGGAAAAAAATGAACACATTATGGAATACATTTCCGATTATAAAGAAAGGTATATTGTCCATAATAAAAAGAAACGCAAAGAAACAGCAAAACTGCTCGAAAAAGGCAGAGAGCTAGAAAAAGATTTTGCATTAGACGAGGATGACATTGAAAACATCTTCGATATTTTAGAAAAGGAGCACCCAGATTTATGAAAAAGAAATGCTTTCAAATGTGCGTCGATGAAGAGATTACATGCCCAGTAAAAGATTGCAGGTTTTGGATAAACTATAAGCAGGATTTAAACTGTACGATTGTGTGCGCTAACCAAAATGGACCTTTATCTTTACGAGAGGTATCAGACAGAATGGGCGTTAGTTTTGTGAGGATTAAACAAATACAAGATGTCACTGTAGACAAGTTTGTAAAAAGGCTCGCGAGGGATGGCGTCAAGGAGACAGATGTAACGGCGGTTTTAGCTTCTCTCAAGAGTGGCGAAGAAGACCATTCATTGATGTAATAAAAAATGCTTTTCCATTTATTCCAGACTATTTAATAGAGACAAATGCTGTTTTTCACTTCAAGGAGTCACACAAAATGAGCGACAAGAAAATGTTAAATGAAGCGGCTATACGCAAGATGATGAAGCTTGCCAACATCCCTTCCCTCACAGATAAATTTATTAAAGAAAACTATTTCGACTACCCTCCAGTAACCGAAGAAGAGCATGAAGAACTTGACGTTGAACTTGACGCCGAAGCTCCTATGGACGACGCTCCGATGGAAGAGCCAGAGATGGAACTCGATGCCGAATTAGACATCGAAGAGCCTGCTGGCGACGATCTTCCGGCGGCTGAAGATCTTGTTCAAGATCTTATGGGTGTCCTTGAAAAGCATTTTGATGAAGTCGATTTTAATGTTGAAGTTGAAGGTGATGACGAACCTATGGACGAACCTATGGACGAACCTATGGACGAACCTATGGACGAACCTATGGACGAACCTATGGACGAACCAGCGATGGACGCGGAGCCAGAAATGGACCTCGACGTAGATGTCGATGAAGAAGAGCCCATGATGGAAACTGGTCTTGATGAAGAAGAAAGCTTCGGCACAGGCATCGCAGATGCTGCCGGTGAAGAAAGTGAAGTAGAAGCGGACAAAGCTTTCATGGAAGAAGAAACACTCGAAGAAGAAGAACTAGAAGAAATGGAAGATGACGGCGCTCATAGTGCCCTCATCGACGCCATTGCAGCCAAGGTTGCTGAACGTCTTCTTGCCGAGGCAAAGAAAACAAACAAATAATTTAATAATAAAAAAGTTTGTTAAACAAGTTAAGCCGGGAAAAATCCCGGCTTTCTTTTTTTAATTTGGTGTTTATAATATAGGCAAAGTTTTATGGAGGATCTATGGATTTTTGGACAGCCTTATTTTTATTTCTAGCAGGCGTCTTTTCACACCAGCTTGGAAGTTATCTTTTTATGGAAACAAAAAAGATTTTGTTTTTCAATGATGTTGCTTTTGGAAGTTTAAGAATCTTTAAGTTTGTTGTTGAAGCCGCCGAGATGATGCATAAACTTAAGTACGACGAAATGGAAAAGAATAAAATCTCTGAAGACGAGATAGAAAAAGAAAAGGACAATGATAGAAAAATGCTTGGTGTTTGGAAAGAGGTGGCTATAACAGGCATTAGGCAGATGTTGCCGCCAAAGATCCAACCATTGTTAAGATTTAGCACCTGGGAAGAGGCGATGAGACTACTTAATAATAGAGACAAAAAGGAATAGTGTTATGCCCTCCCTAACCCCTGAAAAACCAAAAAAGACAAGAAAGAAAAAATCTAAACAAAAAGAGGTACAAGAAGACGCTCCTGGAGAAGAGCTTCCAGGTATTCCCGATTTTCCGATTATCTTTAACATGGATTCGGCTGGTTCTAGCCCCAAAGAAGAAATTAGAACCATTGGCTTATATGGAACAATCAAGGAAGAAGTGTGCGCAGAAATTGTATACTCTCTTATAATACTTGATAAAACGGCTAAAACGATTATTCCACCACCACTTGATGATCCAGAAGGACCAGACGAAGAAATTAATTTACCTATTGAATTAATTATCTCATCTTATGGTGGCTCTGCTGCTGACATGTTCTCTGTCTATGACACAATGAGAGATGTAAGGCAGCGTTGCGATATTGAAACACAAGGTCTTGGAAAGATAATGTCCGCAGCGGTTCTTCTTCTAGCAGCAGGGACTAAAGGAAAACGTAAGATTGGTAAACACTGTCGTGTCATGATCCACGGCGTTATCTCAGGTCAACACGGACACATTTCAGATCTTGAAAACGAAATGGAAGAAGCCAAATGGACACAAGGGCAATATGTAAGGGCGCTTGCTTCTGAAACAAATATGACTGAAAAGTATATCAAAAAACTAATCGATAAGAAAGTGAACATTTATCTAGACGCAGAAGATGCAGTAGATTTAGGGATTGCTGACATTATCGTATGAGGTGTATTATGAGTTGGCGAAAGAATTTTTATAACAAACGCTCTGCTAAAAAGCTAGGATGGCAACCTTCTTGGTTTGGCACAACAGGCTTTAACACAGAACTAATCGCGAAGATCATGGCTTTTCAAGAAGACCATGACCTCGAAGCAGATGGTATGTGTGGAGACATGACTTACCGCCGCAAGATTGCTACGCGACAAATGCTTGTCCTTAGCGATGAGGAGGTAGATAGTGTTGACAACGAGAACTTTATTTACTGCGACGGATTTAAAAAAAGGATTATTTGGGATAAAGTCAAGACTTCTTGGCTTCCAAACCACTGCTACAAAACCTACACAAAATACAGGAAACCTACGATGGTTGTAACCCATTGGGATGCTGCCCTCTCGGCGTCCTCTTGCAAACGTATCTTAGAGAAGAAAAAAATCTCTACACACTTTGTCATCGACAACGACGGAACAATTCTCCAGCTTGTTGATACAAACCACGCTGCTTGGCATGCAGGTATTAGAAAAGTAAACAATGCTTCTATTGGTATTGATTTTTCTAATGCTGTTTACCTCAAATACAATCTTACCTACCAGCGAAGAGGTCACGGATTGCGCCCAATCATTGAGGATTGGCGCGTACACGGACGCAAGATTAAGCCCTTCCTTGGGTATTACCCTGTACAGATAGAAGCCTACAAGGCACTATTAACCGCCCTTCATGAGCATTATGATATAAAGCTAGAGTGCCCTCTTACAGAAAACGGCAATCTTGTGCAGGGAGTTGACTCTGCCGCAAGAGGTGGTAAGTTTGAAGGAATTGTAAATCACTACAATCTAACAACAAAGAAGTGGGATTGCTCAGGCTTGCAACTTGATGAAATCTTAAAAGAAATCACTTGAAATCTTTTACAATGTGTTTATAATATAGATTAACACAACGAGGTATAAATGTCTAAACACTACCAGTCCGGTACAGGGCTAAATGAAAAGATCCTTAATGGGATCAACAAGCTTGCTGATAATGTAGCAAGCACACTTGGTCCAAAAGGACGAAATGTTATTTTACACAAAAAGGGTGGGTCACCCATTGTCACAAAAGACGGTGTAACTGTTGCCAGGTTTGTTGAGTTCGACGATCCATTTGAGAACGTCGGCGCACAAATTATCAAACAAGCGGCGCAGAACACCAACACAAACGCTGGAGACGGGACAACGACTTCGACAGTGCTGGCGAGAGAGATTCTTGTCCAGGCGCAGAAGTATTTAGCCACTGGTGTATCGCCAGTTGAGTTGAAGAGAGGTATGGATAAGGCTGTGACCGAGATTGTTAAAAATCTTGAGGAGCTTTCCATTCCCGTCTCCAGCCTCCAAGATATTAAGCACATTGCTACTATCTCGGCTAATGGCGATGAAACCATAGGCGACCTCGTTGCAACTGCTATTGACTTGGTAGGTAAAGACGGCTCGATAACTATCGAAGAAAGCAAATCCCTCACAACGACGTTAGACACCGTAGAAGGTTTTCGTTTTGATTCAGGTTACTTCTCCAAGTCTTTTGTAACGGACGAGCGTAGAGGCGCAGTGGTTTATGATGATCCACATATCTTGGTTACAGACCATCGCATCGAACAACTAGAAGGAATTTTGCCTATCCTTGAGGTAGTAGCAAGGGAAAATAAGCCTCTGATCATTGTCGCTGAAGAAGTTGAAGGTCAAGCCCTAGCTGCTCTTATTATGAATACTGTGCGGGGTTCTATGAAAATCGCTGCTGTTAAGGCTCCTCGTTACGGAGAAGAGCGTAGGGGCATCCTTCAGGACCTTTGTATCTCCATAGGCGCGACTTTTATTTCTCGTTCAGGAGCACTCAGTCTTTCAGAAACAAAGCTGGAACATCTTGGTCGAGCGAAGAAGATCGATGTAATAAAAAATAATACTACTATTATTGATGGAGAATCTGATTGGGATGAAGTAGAAAAACGCATTGCTTCTCTGAAAGAAGAAATCACTCAGACAGAAGACATTCATGAATGCGAACGCATCCAAGAGCGTATCACTCGTCTTGCATCAGGCGTAGCCATTATCAAAATCGGTGGCGCAACCGAGATTGAGATGATGGAGAAAAAGCATCGTGTTGAAGACGCACTCGAAGCAGTTCGGTCTGCTCAACAGGAAGGGACTGTTACAGGCGGCGGCACAGCCCTTGTCCGCGCCGCACATAAGTTAAAGGTAACAACCGACAATAACGAACAAGCCATAGGGGTGGAGATTATTAAACAGTCTCTAACAGGACCAATCAAACAAATGGCTTTAAACGCGGGGGAGTCGCCAGATTTAATCATCGACAGGATTCTTAAGACTAAGAACGTAAGACAAGGCTGGGACTTTTCCACAGGCAAGATGGTTGACATGTACGAAGCAGGCATTATAGATCCTAAGAAAGTTACGAGAAACGCGATTGAAAATGCCACTTCAGTGTCTTCCACCCTACTTACAACGAGTTGTGCCATAGTGGAGGAATAAAAATGGAAGACCACCAGAAAAAATTAGTTGAGCTAGAACAAAAGTTTTTGCTTTTCGAACAAAAACTTTTGAGTGGTATTGACAGTATTCAGGATAATCAAAAAGAAGCGGTGGTAGCTATTGTTCAAATGAAAGAAGCTATCTTCGATCCTGATAAAGGCTTGTTTGCTCGCGTCAAAGAAGTAGAAAACTGGAAACAAACATCCAGTAAGCTTCTTTGGATTATCACAACCTCTACGGTTGGTTTAGTTGTAGCACAACTATTTAAAATAATGTAAGGAAATGAAATGAGAACAAAGATAGAATACTCAGTTGATTTAAAAAACGTCCCAAGAGAAGTGAAAGAAAAGCTATTAGAAATATCTGATAGCTTAGATGCACTCAGCAAATACTCATTTGCCCTATCGGAAGATCTAGAACTAGATTCTCTTGGTCCCATCTTAAGAAGAGCCGACAGTTTGAGAAAAAAACTATTTCAAGTTGACAGCTCTTTGGAAGACTGCATGCGCGCTCTTGCGAACTACGGCGATACAATAACTCAGCTTCAA